TCATAATTCCTTCTAATTCTGCCATGTGTTTGTTATTTATTCAAATGTAATTTTTTTATTTTAATCAAATTTAAAAATGAGTAGGTTGTTAGAAAAATATTTAAAAAGGTAACATTGGGTAAATACCCATGTGAATAAAATCCTCTCCTTTCTTCACTATGCATTTACGAATGTTAAGCTCGAATACATTGCAGTCATTAAAACCGTACTTCTTTTGAGCTAAATCTAGCAGTAGCTTGACAGGGTTATCAAGGTCGCTGGCTTTATTGCTGAAGCCAAAAAAGAATTCTACCCGCAGCATCTGATCAGGATCTACTTTCCCAGCTGGCATCCGTAGTAAGATTGCTTTTTCGTACTGCTTGTATTTTTGCGTTTTAAAGCGTTTCCCCTGCCAAGCTAGGTTAACGCTCAAGGGCTTCTCATTAATCTTAAATTGGATCATTTGCAGGCCTTATACACAAAGTCCATTGCGATCGTGTACAAAGCTACCAGCACGATGAATAGGAATAGGTTTGAGATGTTCACCTGCATCAAGCCAAATATGGCAAGCAAGGTGGAAGATACGGAAAATAGATCTTGTTTTTTCATAATTAAAATAGTTGAGTTTGAATTACTGGTTTATAGCTGGAATCGTATCTGATATTATCACCCTTTGGATATGGTTCGATTGAGTATGGTAGCATCTGAGCCATTTTTTTCTGCTCATGTTTGTTGCCTGTGAAAGTAAAGTATCGATGCTTTCTTGGTCGATCAACCATTATTAAATCATCCTTAAATTTATTTCTTAACCATTCAATCCTATTTTCTTGACCCCTCGATAAATCGTGAATTGTAGAATGATGCAAATGTTCAAGCCCCTTTACAAATGGATCTTTAAATGGTGCTGATAAACCAGTATAGATCCAATTCGTTGCTTGATAAATATAGCCGTGATGATTCTTTGAAGTGTCTGCATAGCTTACAATTACCAAAGGTTTTGGCAGCTTCTTAAGTGATTGCGAAACCAAAAAAGAAAGTACATTTTTTTCAAGTCCATCATTAATTACTAGCCTATTTAATTCAAGTAACTTGTATTGATTTTGCCACAGATCTCGAAGGGTACTGCTTACAGGTGTTCCGTAGGTTATTATTCCGTTTATGATATTGTCATTATTGAACAAGCCAAAAGCATATTCGATCGGAGGCATTCTTTTTGCATAATGCTTTTTTAAACACCATTCTTTGCAGATAAAATTATCAATCGATTTGACTTGATATTTTTTTTTGATTGACATTAAATTAATTTGTCAAGGTTTCTTTTTTCTTTAATCGATTCCAAAATAAATAGTTTCCAAATTTTATTCTTTGACTTGGCACCTACTGTGATCTCATCTATATATCTAGTGGTCAGCCTTAATTCCCTGCGCACATCCTTTTCAATCTCGTCTACCTGATACAACCAAGGCTTTAAGATTCCCTTTTCCTGAAACTTATTAAACCAGTTTCCTCCCCACTCAGCTAGATCCCTGCAGAAGCCACTTTCCTTTGCGTGCTGGTAATTGTCTCGGAAGATCTGCTTACCGATTTCAATCCATTGGGCTATCTCCTCCTCCGTTGGTTCTCTGTGTTGGGTGTTCTTTGCCTGAACCTCCTGCACGATTTGACTTTGGTGATGATTGTAGTATTGGTTAATCCATACGCTCACAGTCTTTTCATTTACGTGATAGAAATCCCCATACTGCCCACGCATCCCAGCGTGAAGGATGTAATCCACTCTTTCCTCAGTCATCCATCCGTAGCTAGTAAAAAGCTTGTTGAGGCAATTAAGTAATTCAATAGCATCTTCTTCTTTGTATTCTTTAAACTGCTTTAGCCCGCAGACAAATTCCATCTTTTGCAGGTGTGTTAAGATTGTTTTTTTCATGGCTTATTTTGGTTTTCTTTTTCGATTTCTTCGGCAAGTAATTTGCTGAAAATATTTTCAGATTTGCTTTCGCTTTTTTGCCTGTAAGTATTTTTTGCCTGCTTGAATCTGCTGGCATTATTTTTTACAAACAAGATAAAACTATTTTTTAAATGCCTTTCACTTTCAAAGGTTTGATCTTCATGGGTAAGGCTCCACTCCTGATAAAGCTTTTGAATCTGATCTTCATTTAGATCGTAGATGTGCTTCATCTCTTCAAATAGGTTTTTTCCACCTAGCCTCCTAGTAGTAAAAATAGTAATAGAAGAAATTACATTTACATTACCATTTACATTTACATTTACATTATCATTTACAGCTAGGTTTGCTAGCTCATTTGTAGCATTGCTAGGTTTTGCTAGAACTTCGCTAGCATTGCTAGCTTTTGCTAGACCTCCCTTCCTGCCAGCCTCAACCCTTTGTACCTTCTTTTGGTCCCATACTTTTAAATCCCTTTTGAGCTGAGTCTTGATCGGCAAAAAAGCTATCTTTAAAAGCAAGTCTTCCGCAATCGGATCTTCATCGTTTACATAGGAAAAAATATGCTTGATTAATTTGCCAGCCGTGACGTCATCAAGTTCGTCAAATACCTCTCGCTGGTCGGTATACATTACAAAGGATTTTTTTCCTTCCATGATTGAAAATAAAAAAGCCCAACAGGTGGAAGGCTGCCGGGCTTAGGTTAAAGTTAACCTTTGGAATTATTCTCGCTTCCACACAGGAATAATTCGATACACAAATATAAGTTTTTTTCTAGATTATCCAACTAGGTTTCTCTTTTTTAGCTGCTGGTAAACGCATGAATAGGTTACCCCTAATTCAAGTGCAATTACCTTAGTCGGTATTCTGTCTTGCCACTTTTCAAAGATTAATTCCTTTTCGTATTCGGTAAGGTTTCGCCTCCTCATCGTTTTTCGATTAAATCAAAATCACGAATAATTGAATACCGGGCAACCCGCTTGCCATTTATGTCTACCATCTCCGTAAGGATAGGCAAACCAGCCGTTCTAAGGTTATCAATCCTTGCGGCTAGACGAAAGCACCTAAACATAGTCAAAGCCTCTAAGGTGGTAAGGGAATAGCCGTTTAGCAGCCATCCCTTAATTAGTGCAGTTTGTGAGTCGGTCGATTTCATAGCTGGTCGATAAAGGTCATGCAAGCGTCAAACTGCTCAGTGAACTGTTCCTTAGTGATCTCAACAATATCCTTGTTTTGAATGTGAATATAAAGGTGCTCTACCATCCTAACTTGAATCTCTGGGTAGATGGTTAACGCTTCCATCTCCTGCTTACTTAAATCGTGAAAATAGACCAATACATAGGTCTTGTCGCTTACGATCCTGTAGTACTGGGAATGGTTGATTCGAAAGTACTCAGGCACTTCCGTAGTGCCTTCAATGATCTTGGTTGTTTTTAAGGTTAGATTTTTCATTTGGTTTTTGGTTAATTATTGAAAATATTTAATACTTCTGCTTCACTCATTTGAATCTCAGAAGAAAATTCTGGCAGGTAAAAGAACTGCTGATCTCTATAAAATAGAATTCCTTCGCCTCTAAATTTAGGATGCTTCACAAAAAATCTGTGACCTACTTTTTTTAATGATTCTAGCTTTTCCATTTGATTTTTAGATTAGTTTTAACCCCAGCATGTAGCCAAGGGCAAAGAAGGGTGACAAGGCAATGATGAAATAAAGAATTTTTCCTGTAATCTGAAGTGCTTTTTTCATGATGGTTTGGTTTATTTGTCTGATGAAATTTGGTTAATCTGATAAATTACTAGTTCATCGTAGGAATCGAAGATCATTTCTTCATCTGTTTCGAAATCGTAAACGATGTATTCAACATCTTGACCAAATGCAGAAGCGATTGTGGTCCCGTTTTCTAAAGCAAGATAAACGTATCCTGAATTTGGGTTGAATCCCTCCTCCATTATTTCTTCACCTGCAAAATTATTTGCATAGGCCATCCAAACGAGTGATTTTCCTTTGGCTTCGAGGTAAGCGACTGATGTGTATTCCATGGGTTTTTTGGTTTAAATGTTACGAAATATAATAAATAAATTAGATTTCACAAAAGTTTTTAATTAATTTCTTTCTTTTTGCTTCCGTGACTATTTTGTTTACATCCCTGTGCGGTAACTCCTGATCCTCCGCAATCTCTTTGTTCGTGTATCCGAAAGAAGCCAGCGTGATAATCTTAGCGATCTTTTCCTTTGGCAGGCATTCAAGTAGATCCTCTCCTGTCTGCTTTCTTGGATACCGCTCGTGAATCTTTAGCTGGACATAAAGAATATAACCGACTAGATCCTGATCTATCTTTAGCAGCTCACTTATTTTCTTTCTAGTAAACCCTTCAATGTAAAGGTCTCTTACCACTGGAGCTATTTCTTCATGCTTGCAAGTTGCCATATCCGCTCAAAGGTTTCGTTAAATGGTAGCTTTTCAGTTTGGCAGGTAGACCGTATCCCTTTGGGAGCAAGATCACCGGGCCGCTTTATAAATTTTCCGAGATACAAGTAGTTCATTTTGTTATTTCTTTAAGTTGATTCCAAATTAACTCAGCGGTTTCCCCCCAGTACATTTCGCACTTTCCATCTTTGATAGGTGCTTCCATGAAATAGGATTGATACTCGCTTGGCTTGGCCGTGTATCGGTAGCATTTTTCTTTGTGGGGACAATTTGTCCCCACGCACATCGTTATATCTGGACTCATTTTATTTGAAGGTTAAAGTTCTCAATGATCCTAGCACCCATTACATTCTCACCTCTTTTGATGGCTTCCTTGATGGCTACCTTGTCAGCGGTCACCACGTTCTTGACATTCTGAAAAGCATTAGGCAGGGCCTCAACTACATCCACCTCCACGGCTTCAGATCTGCGCAAGGATAACTTAAATAGGCTTGACTCTATCTTGTCTATACCGCTTACCAGCATCGCATCCCTGAGGGCTTCTTTTAGCCTGTTTATGGATCTGTCTTTCGTATCCTTCATGGCCTTCAATCTCTTGATTTCGGTATCGATTGCATCAGCATCGCTTTGGATGTTGGCAATTACCTTGGCATAGTTCCCAGCCTTGGTTTGAAGCTGGTCTTGGTTAATGAGTAATGCTGCTTCCAGCTCGGGAGTAAGCTCATCTGTTTCAAGTAGGAAGGCCAACTCTTGGGCCTCCCTTGTGATTTCGTATAGGTTCATAGTAGTCCTTCGATTATTTCTTTTTGGTCATCGGTTAATGTGTATTTTTTTAGTGCATCTTTTGCTGATAATTTTTGAATATGTGTTCCATTCAAATACTGAACTATACTAGCAAACTGTGCTTCCGTAGGTGGTACCTTGCTAGGTGCTGGTGCTTGCCTTACTGGGCGGGTTGCTGCCTCCCCATCGTCATCTGCAATGGCTAGGTTTAGGATGCTTGTAATCGCATACCGCCTTGCATAGCTGATCGCAGATCCTTGCGCCTGTGGATCGTTCTGCCTTACCACCTGCAAGGTGTAGGTAGCTGAGATGAACTCTCCGCTTTCTGCGTGAATTAGCATCGTGGTAAGCCCATCTCCATTTGGAAATTGAGAGATAACTAGCCCAGCCTTTTCAAGTGGTTCTGCAACCTCCGTAATAATGTGAGGAAGGCTGGCATAGTTGGACTTGAAGAAGGGATTCTTTGCATCCTTTGAGATGCGGCCTACCATAGCGTGAAACTTGGCTAGGCCCTGCGTGAGATTGGTAATACTTGGTGATGTGTTCATTTGGTTTTTGGTTTTGGTTAATAATTTCTTTCAATTTCTAATTCTAAAGCCATCAGCAAAGATGGAGTAGGTGAAAAGTTAATGCCATCCTCGTAGGACATAAGGCTGTGAGTAGCATCAATTTTCACTTCAAAGTCTCCAAAGGCTGGAGCGTACTCGCTTTCCTCATTCACGTAGGATTCGATAGTGTAGTCACCCACCCATAAGTAGTCTTGGTCCTCGTAGGTGAATGTGATCTCTTGATCGTAGAAATGTTCTGTATCGTAATTCATGGTTTTTTTGGTTTAATATGCAAATTTTGAATTTTTCTGGTTGTCTTTACAAAGTTTCTCATCAAACCAAAGGTTAAGGTGAATATCCTTGCATTCTATTCCTTCCCAAAAAATAGAACCAAGGTCAACTGATACTATTTGACTTTTAGGAATCCAAGTTCCATCAACTAGTATAGCTTTATCGGTCACATATTCGACTAATAAGCCAACTCTTCCGAACGTAAAAGCAGAAGACATGCTAAAAGCTAGCAAATCTCCTTCTTTGATTTCATCGATTTTTTCAGATAAATTTTTCATTTTGCTTTTGGTTTTGGTTAAAATCAATACCCAAATTTAAAACAAATAAATTAAATTCAAACATATTTCTAAAAATATTTCGCACAAAAGTTGATTTTTTTTTCTAATCCCAAAAAAATAACCCAAAGAAGGGCTGGGTAAGTATGGCAGATCCGCCACTTTTAGTAAAAATTCATGCAGTTTCTCGGAAGCTATCCGAACTACGAGGGTAAATTTTGCAGATTTTTACCTTTAAGTTTAAAAAAATTTTGTTACCTTAAAAGTTAATCGAAGTCTTCGTCTTGGGTAAGGTGGATCAACTCATCTCGGATCTCGGCATAGGTGCCACGAATCAGGCATGAAGTATTATCGTAGAAAAAAATTACTTGGATATCGTGGACCAGCTCCTGAACGTAGGCCACATCCTTGACCCGCACCATCCTTTTGCTAAACTCGTGTTTAACCTCCAATCCAAGCTCCTTCCAATCCATCGTGCTTCCCGCCAGCATCACATCAATCTCGATCCACATGCTAGAATATTTTTTTGCTAACACTTAGTGTGTGTATTTTTTCCAAAGGCTGATACCCATATTGGAACAGATACTTGTTATCAAGATACGAAACTTTTGCGCTCGGTTGTAACAAAGAATTAACTCCTGCGCCTAGATATAATCCTTTGCTCTTCTTAATTATAGTCTCTGTTTTTGTCTCGGTAATCGTGTTGGTAACCACAGGCAAGTTGTAATCATTCGTAGCGGTCATTTTAAGCACTTCTCCGAGGACTTCTCCGCTTACCTTAGTACTTCCATACTCGAAAGGAAATGTGGTCTCAAACAGGCTAATTTTAGGCTTATATTCAAGAAGGACTGTATCCCTTAAAACTTTGGTTTTGATCTTAGTTTTAGGGATATAGATCGTATCCGTGGAGGTGATGTATAAAGTGTCGGTCAATCGATCAATCTTAGTTTTGTAAACTGTCTCCAGCTCTCTTTTTGGAAATAGGATTATAGCCACCACGGCCCCGATAAAAAAGAAGATTGCTGCTATCCTTGTCTGTTCTCTGTCCATTACCCTTCAATATCTAAATTTTCTTCATAAAGCAAAGTTCGTAAATGATCTCGGCAACCTTGGTAAACTTGGTACTGCTCATCGGTTAGGTCTTCGTATTTTGTCTTGGATCGCAGCCACTGGTCAAAGTCCCACAGGACTGAACGCATTTTGCCTCCCTGAGTTGCATTGTCAAACTCATGGCTCTCCTCAGGAAGATTGAATATAAGGGTAGCTTTCATAGTGGAAACTTATGTGAGTCGATTAATACTTCGTAATTTTCGCAATCTTCATTACGATATCTTTTGCCTGTCAAGGTTAAGATCCTCCCGCCTACGGGTTTGATTGGTGCCCCTCTTTCAATATGCCAACCCCCAAAGCCGTCTTGATATTCTTCTTTGTAGGTGCCAGTAATCGCAAGGTGAATTTGCTTTTGGATCAGCTCGTAATTTCTTTTTCCTGTGTTGTATTGAACCGAGTCCCGTACATCATTTCTGCAAGAATTTTCGTGGATGTGACCCATAACAAATATGTCCATATTTTCGTAAATCTCCAAAGCTCTAGTCAAGTTGATAGCACCGCGTGTAACAATTCCACCGCCTGCACTCCCATGAAAATACTTCATAAGCTTGGTCATGGAGCTATTGCTTTTTAATTCTTTTTTTATAATTATCCAACCTCCGTATCCACCCGTGTAAATATTGCTTTTGTTTTTATAGTTCATAAGATCCACAAACCGCTGGAGTAGATCCGTTTCCTGATACTTGATAATAGATGTCTCGTGATTGCCGTATCCAATCACCGTAAGGATTGAAGCGTAAGGGCTAAACCATTCCACCGCAGTGTCAACTACACTATCCAAGTACCTTACGTTATTATGCTCAGGCAAAACATCGCTTTTATTACCACGCTTATCGCCCCTACCATTCATCAAACAAAATAGGTCCCCATTGATGAAGACCGGTATATTTTGTTTTAAACAGTAATCCAAATGACTTTTAAGCATAACCCTATCGCATTTGGGATTGTCCCAGTGTAGATCCGATAAAAGGGCAAGTCTTGTTTCTTCTTTACCTAGTGAAAGGGTGTGAAGATTTCTACTCACTTTGGTTAATTCCATTTTATAAGGTTAAACCTATTTTACAAATTTGTCGAATTTGGAAAGTATAGCATCAGGGCTAAACATAAGCACCACCCCGATCCCGATCCCAAAAGAAGCATCGGCCCACGATAGGCCCTTGACAAATACAGATGCAATGCTAGCTAGGATTAAAATCAATCCTAGTGCCGTGGTCTTCCATTCTTTTATGTTTGCTACCTTCATACGATCCCTCTATATTCTGCCCTAGCATCAAAGCAGGGACAAGCCTTGTTTGCATTTGGGAAGTCCCTGTGACCTTGAATAATTAAATTTTTATTTTCGCTCCAATCAAGAACCTCTTTTATGCACAACAAAATGGCTTTTTTTTGCGCAGCAGTTCTATTGTCCACGGGCTTGCCTTCTTTGGTTATCCCTCCAATATAGCTGATGTGAACGCTATGATTATTGAATCCCTTCACCCCGTTTGCTACTCCATTAAAATCCATGAGTCTGTGTATAGTTCCATTTGCTTCAATTAGCAGGTGGTACCCCGGTGACTTCCATCCAAGAATGTCTTTCCAATGCCTTTGGATAGCTGCCACTGTTGCGTTTTGCTGGGTAGCCGTGCAATGTATTGCGATAAATTTAATACTTCTTTTCATCTCCCCTGACCCCTGTATTTTTTAGGTTTGTCTAAAGCCTTGGAATAAGACTTTTTAGCCTTGCCGTTTCTTCTCTTGCCAAAACTAATTTTAACCTGCGCAGTTACTTTAGCCTTCGCCATTTTTTTGCTTATCGTTTTTCTCCTTTTCGTTCTTTATCTTGAAGACAAGAAAGATGATTGAGAGTATTGATATAACTACGGTCAGGCCTACATTGACAAGCTGAAGGCCCGCAATAGTAGTCACGTTTGCAAATATTGCTAGAAAGGTGGAGGGGACTCCTAGTTCATCGCTTTTCAATGGGTTCATATCTTTAGATAGTTGGGACTTGACAAAGGTTCAAAGGCATCGGGCTTGTAACTTCAATCTCGATGCTTACCCCAGCGGTAAAGTCATCGAACCGCTCTTGGAAGAATTCGACCGATGCCTGAGGCTGGGTATTAAAGTTGTAATCGTTATCTAGCTTTAGCTTTGCCAAGACATCCAAGGCTACTAGTAGCTGATCGCTTTGCACCTGCAAACGATTGCTCTTATCTTCGGTGAGTAGATCCGCAAACAAAAGCACCAAGCGATATCGCATAGTCATGTTGCTATATTGCGAAGGTCTTACCACAGTCCAAAATACTGGGTAAACTATCTCCCCACCATTGTCGGTGTAATCGTAAATGTCACCCTCTCCGAATGTCCGAATCATCGGATGTTCTTCTTGGATTACTTTTAATTTTTCGATCAGATTTGATAGAGTCATCTTGCTTGCTTAGGAATGCTTTTAGCTTCTTTTCGTTTTTTGAATATGCCATCTTTTAGAATGGTTTTTTGTATCGGTTTCCTTGGTATCTCTCGGAGTATGGCCTGTGATCTTCGTAATCCCCACGGCCCAAATTAATAGCCACTTTGTATTGATTACTTACAGGCTGGATCGTAGTGACATCGCTGCCCGGGTTCAAGTACTCAGGATACAAAGTTGAGTTCGCACATAGATAATTAATTGACCTCTCAGCATACCACTCAGCGTAACCTTTGTAATATTGACTTACGCTTTGAAGTTCTGCAAAGGTTGGCTCGCTAATATTCTCGCTCTTTCTTTTTACTACTCCCTTGTTTACGAACTTGTATTGCATAGCCATAGGCAGCTCACCCAAAACGTAATTAAAAAGGGTATCGGTTAAGTAGTCATCCAGCAAGGTTTTGTAAACCGCATTACCACCTGAACCAATAGTACCCGCAAGGATTAAGCTTAGTATCTTGTCATACAAAGCAGTTCCCACGATTGGATGGATGTACCTATCCTGAGTCATTTTTATAACTTGAGTTACATTTTTCAAATCAATATTTGCACTTGCAACCGTGAAGTCTTTAAAGGACTGCTCACTAATCATTAATACATTTGCGCTCATCGTGTTGTCTTTTCTACTACTACGTTTCTTCTCCACTCATGTCGGCAAAAAGGTGTTGTCTTGCCAGTGTTAGGGTTTCGGTACCAGCCTCCACAAAGTTGGAACACTGAGTACCCTAACTGATTAGAGATATTTTGAATTTCTTCTCGGGTAAATAAAAGTGAATTACCTCCTTTGTAAAGAGTCTCGCATAAAGGACGGCTTCCGCTTGCCGCTGCTGGCACGTTAGGCCTTTCCTCATAAGAGTATAGGACCTTGAAAGAAGTCACTGGAGTAAGCCTCTTAATAGCCGCCTCACCCGTTCTAGTTATCTTCCTGCTTACCTCACCTACTCGGCTGATATCTTCGGTTAAAACATTGTCATCGATTAAGGTATTAATCCTCCCGATTACCGAAGCCTCATCGATTCCTGTAGCCTTGGCAATCTGTGGTATCGTAACCTTTGGATCGTTTTGGATCTCCTTTAATATTTTTCTTTGCACCTCATTCAGCATGTACTCAGCAAAGAGTTCTTGCTTTACAAATTCATCCATCGTGGAGGAAAAAACCATGCGATCGTTCTGAATAACTTTAAATCGGTCACGGCTAAATCCTTTGCCTTCAAACAAGGCTAAAATCTCGTCATCACTTTTGGTATGCGAACAGGTTAAGTGCATGTGGTCACTAAAGGCCAATTCTACGCCCTCTACGGGCTCCAAAGGTTGCGCTGGTAGACTAACATAACTTTGCATTTTAAAGCCTATCAGAGACCTAATTTCGTCCTTACTCATATTCTCCATGACCTTCTGCAAGATCGTTGGATTGAGAGAATTTAAAGCGTTAATTATTTCCTTACTTGAATCGCTTTCTACTTTCTCGATTGCAGGTAGGCTTAACTTCTCTCGGATCTCGTCTTGAGTCATGTTGGCCGAAATAATTGCCTCACTAAATTCAAAAGAGATTGGCTCGGTAGGTTTTAACTCAAGCTTTGCCGTTACATCGTTAAACTTATATAGGTAGTTAATCGTCTCTTCCAAAGATCTTTGCTTGGCATTGATATAAGTGTTTTGAAAAAGCTGATATGCCTCCCGAAGTTCAGATCTTCCTCCCAGCTGGCCTTCAGTCTTAATACCGAATAGCATTGGAGAAGTAATTTTGTGACCGCTAAAAATCTCCTGTTGAACAGTCAAGTTCAAAAGGTCAAAATGCTTATCTAGTTCGGTGCCTGATAGGTCGATAATCGAAGGCTCATTCTCTTTTGAGTCATTAAAAGCCAGCATGAATTTACCCGCATTCTTGCTTCCACTAAACTTGTTTTGAAATTGCTTCTCAATACGATCCTCTTCCTCTTGGCTTACCTTACCACCATTCAAGTTAATAAGCTTGCTAGAGAACATGCCGTTGTTGATGGTGTTCAAATGATATTCCCCTATTGAGATATCAAGCTCAATGTAAGAGATGGCACCACGATAGTCAGGTAATGAGTAGGTATTTACTCCTGCTCGATATTCCTTGAAATAAAGTATTTGAGATCCTGTAGTATTGTTTGGATCAAAAGCTGGGTAGGTCTCAAAATCAGGCCGTGGGTTTACGTTATCGTTCTTTATCCAATTATCTGATACGTAAAACTCGGTGTTGTCTGCATTGGTTCTTACCTTGTAGTAATCCACATGGTATAGCTCAGCGATTTCGCCCGTAGCCTTGGTCCAAATTACCTGCAAATAATAACCTCCAAAGATGGTTAAGTCCGTAACCAATTTATTGGTCAACTCGTTTAAGCTTTCCTCCTTCGTGTTAACTTTTTGGATCATGCCATAAACTTTGGCTTTCTCCATTTCGTCTTCTGTCTTTACTCCCCAGCCATTACCACAAATGTAGTCTACCTTACCAGTAACGATAGCGTTATGCTTTGCGGAGTTATTATAGATCCGCAGCAAATAATTAGGGTAGTCATTTTTCTCCCCATAAAAAATGTAATCCTTACCCTTTACTTCTTTGTAAATTGGTAGTGGTACCTGATCAAACTTTAGGAATTTTATCATGTGGTTGTGTAGGTTTTAAAATCACCGTTGTAGCCGTTATATCTAACCACTCCAGCCGTGCTTAAATTAGCCGCAGTTAGTTGCATTTTACCTGTAGCAATTATCTGACTACCGCTTCCGCTTTGGGTTACATAATACCTCCAAAAGCCAATCGTTCTGTTATTAAAGTTAGCTGAGGTAATTGCAAATTTTGAAACACGATCTTTGAATGTGCTGATATCCGTTAAGGTCAAGGTCACATCCTCTTTAGTTACCTCATGCTCAAACAAGAAAATGTACGAATTACTACTCGTTTCTCTCTTGTCAGTTAGCGTGACATAAATCGAGGTATTTTCCCCTTGTGGTATTGCTATCATAACTAGAAATATAAAATGAGGATTGATGTACACAAAAAAAAACACCTCCACAATCGAAGGTGCTTTTCACATCAAACCTCAAACCAAATATTAAGGTGTTACAGGAGGTGTTCCTGTAAACAAAGCTGCGAGTTCTTTCTCGTTACCAGTAAAGGTTAAAGTGTATCCGTTACGATCTCCAAAAGCAGTTCCCGTAGCAGATCCACCGCCTGTAATATCTAAACCATTTGCATAACCAAGTACCCAAATCTTATCATTGTTATCTTTCACTAGGGCTACTAATCTATTTTTAGCCAATAACAAGATTTCGTTTCGAGTATTAACCTGCAATTTATTTAGGATTATCTCCAAGGTCTGCGCATAGAATACTGTACCATTTTGAACGTTGGTGTTGACAGCCTCTGCAAAGTTTGAACTCTCTTTAACTAGTTCGTACTTCCAAAAGTATTTGCCTGCATCCATAGTTACTGCGGTATACGTTCCGCTAGCACCTGTCCAAGAAGCCACATCTTCTACCGCTGCAAACCATACTTCTTTTAAACCGCCGATTGAATCTTTGCAGTCTAATGTATATGATTGAGTTAAGGCACAAGGCATAGTTTTTTTTATTTAAAGTGTGAAGGGGAAGACGCCACCATCTTCCCCGATTTTATTAAGGTGCTACGTACAACTTCCAGAAGACTACTTCGTCAGGGAAGGCAACTTGTACACCTAGCTTAAACTCAACTACAAATCTCATTTCGTCAGCCTCTTTTGCATAGAACAACTCGAAACGATCTTGCTCGTTCAAAAGGTCAGTACCAAGGTACATGTTAGACATAGAGATACCGAACATCTTATCTGTTCCGTTCAATCCGTTAACACCAAGAAGTTTGATGTTAGTGCCCGGTACGATTAGTTCCATGTTGGCTGCATCCACAGGGTAGTGGAACAAATTGTCATCTCTCAAGGCCAAAACATACTCTCTAAAGGTATCGTTTCCGCAGAAGATAACAACATCTTGCTTATCCAAAAGGGCAGCAGGAAGGGAGATAAAGATATCATCAACCGCAGCGATCACGTTTGCCTTAGTCAAGGTAGTCAAGTTAGATACGTTTCCGTTAATCGGATCACCTGCACCACCAAATCCTAGATCGTTAATGATTTTAATCAAGCCATTAAACTTGTTAAGGTTAGCAGTTCCTGATCCTGTGTCACCTTGCCAAATTGCGGTCTCAAGAGCAGCTCCGATTCTTTCTACTTTCTGTGCAGAATACTCAGCACCATAAGCCATGTAATCATAGCTAGATCCTTCTCTCAAAGCCTTCTGAGTGTACTTAGCTTCGAATACTTTAGGGCAGATTGATTCTTGAATCTTAATCTTACCTACGGTGATAGTACGCTGGGTGATAGTGGTAGTTCCTGAAGAAGAGAACCCGCAAGTTCCTCCAGCTTGGAATACCGCATCGGTAGTCATTACGTTAATTGTCTCAGCGGATTTGATACCCACCTGTACGTTTCCTTGTGCTTCAATTAAAGAAGCCGTTTTTGCTTTGAAGATAGCAGCTGAAGTCAACTGCAATTCGTTCTCCTTTACATAGTTAGTTAAACCGGATAGATCTAGTGCCATTGTTGTTTATTTTTTTAGTGATTGGAATGCTTTCTGAAGGTTGTTATACCTGTCATTTTTTTCTGTTTTTAATTGCTTTGCGAATTGGTTAGGCGCAGTAATCGCCTTATCGCTTGGCTCCTTGGCAAGGGATTCAATTACCTCAGCGGATAGCTTTACGGCTTCCTTTACATCTTCGGCTTTTTCTTCCATTGCTTTTACCTTGGCAGATAGCTCTTCAACTTTCTTTTCAAGATACCCCATAGCCTCTTCAAATTTGGCCATTGCTTCGTCTTTCTTAGGCTCCTCTTCTACCTCAGCTGCTTCGATTTCGATTTCTACTTTCTGCTCTTCGCCTTTTTTAACCTCAGCGATTTTACCAGCTTCAGTTACCACTACGATCTCACCACTTTCAAGTTGATGCTCACCAACTGGAGCAGGGATTGACTCGCCATCTTCTCCGATCACATAGATTTCGGATGTCTCAAGATCGTATGCTACCTTAGTACCATCGACCAAAGCACCTTCCACCATAGCGAAAGCTGCCTTTTTTTCTGCTTCAGTAAAAAGCAGACTTTTGATTTGTGTGAGTGCTTCTTTTGCGTTCATAATCATAAGTATTTGTTTAGTAATTATTGTTCAATTTGTGAAAGTATTTTGTAGATCTCGGCCATTGTTTGCTCTTCTTTGGTCATTATATCCCCAGCCTTTTCGTACTTAAATAATCCCTCAACTGAAAAGCCTTTAAAGGTTCCGTCTTTTACTTTTTTCCAAAGCCCTTCGTTTTCTACTTTGAATGAACCAAACCAAGATCCGTTTGCTACATCCTCAAAACCCTTCGGTGGGTTAACACCACGCTCTCGATCGATAATATACGATTCAAACATGTATACTCCATCAGCTGCTTTCCCGTGTTCAATGTTAACCTTTGCTTGGTAGCCTTTCTTAAAAAACCGCTGCACGATCTTCTTGATTTGGTCCTTGGTAAACATTACATAGTATTCCCCTTCCTCATCCCTTCGGTAGATAGGTAGATCCGCAATCATTAGCGGGCCTGATACTATCTTTTGCTCTTCGTCCTGAACTGCGAAGGAAAGCTTGGTGCTAAAGTCTTCCTCTAATTCACCCAGTTCCCGCAGCTTGTTACGGCTCCAGCCTAAAGCAGCCTTACCTCCCCATGCATCGTACATTAACTTTCCACACCCATTACCGTAAGCGGTGGAGGATTCCAAGTCAACCTCGTGACGGCTTAAGTAAGAGTACATTCTTTTAATCGTATCCAAAGAAATTGCCTCTCCTTTTGCCAGCTGGTTTGCTCTTTGCTTTCCCACATCGGTACCGCAAGATCCCCATCCATTTTCTTCAGTATAGTCAAGCACTTTTTGAGCATTGGATTTTACTCCATCGGGATAATCGGTAAAGGAATCTTCTTGAAATTTTTGCTCCCAAATATTTGAGCAAATCGCAACTGCCTGCTCTGATTCTTTTCCTTCATTGATTACATACGAAATGCATCTAGGTAAAAAATCATCTTTGCTTTCATTCGGTGATGGCTCAACAAACTGCTGGCTAAATGCGAGAAAGTTTCTTTGGATCGCAGGGCTTTCCACCAAGGCCACAAAGTCAACCTCCTCCTCACCATCGGCATCGTCAGAGATGAGCATTCTATATAGTGGTAATTTTTCTTCCATGTCTTTAAGTATTAAAATCCTGCTCTTCGTTCAATATCCGCTACTCGCTTTTGAGTTCCTGTCACTTCGCTTTCTACTACGTAAGCCTTCAAAGGTGGTTGGTTTGCCATTACTTGACCGAGCGCAGTAACTGGGCTTGATCCGATAGTTGGTTCCCCTCCACCTACCGCAGGAGCTGCACCGCCCCCAATACTTGGAGCAGATACACCTCCTCCTCCTCCTCCACCTCCCGGTACTTTAACTGCCGTGATAGCTTTTACCGCCTTAAGTCCTGAAGCTAGTATGGTAGCCACGTTTGCCACCTTTGCAACCACATCAAATGGAGATGGTAAAACGGACTCAGCCTTTAATGCTTGAGTTACACCCACATAAGTGTTAACCAAAGCTGAAGAAATGCCAAGGGCTTTACCAGCTGCGGTTTGTTTCCCTGCAAGATCCGATAGGTTTGCAAGTAAATTAGATGCCGCCTGTGCCTGAGATATTTTAAACTCGTATTCCTGCTTGTCAATTTCTTTCCGTGCGTCTGAATTTTCTTTTAAAGCTGCATTATATTTTGCCTCCTCAATTAAACCTTTTTCAAACTGCTCCCGAAGTAAGGCATCCTTTTGGTTTAGTAGATCCCGCTGCATTTGTAGGCTTATTTCATCCTCCTGCATTTGCTTATCAAGGGCCTCAAGTTCACGAACCGCTTCCGCCTCCGCAAATGTCATTTCCAAGGCTGCTAGTTCTTCCTTGTTTCTAATCTCAAGTTGCTTTTGAAGTGCTAGTTTTTGGTCTGCTCTTAGCTTGGTATCCTCAGCCAAATCTGCCAGCTCCTGCTCTTGTATAGCAAGCAGCTCAGCCCGTGCTTTTTCGTTCTCGTCTTTGATCCCTGCAAGCCTTGACTCAACTAGGATTTCGTTTAGTCGCTTTGCAAATTCTTTATCTTGTGCTTCCTTCTCTTCTTGCAAGGCTTTCTGCTCCTCCGCAAGTTTCTTTTCCGCTTCTAATTTTTCAGCGTTTATTTTTTCTCTTTCAGTCTTTGCTTTTTCCGCTGCTGACTTACTCTCGGCTGCTTGCTTTTCCGCTGCTGCCCTTGCCTCGTCCGCCTCTTTCTTGTTGTATGCAGCCGTTTCTAGGGTTAAATTTGTGAGCAGCTCCTTGCGTCTCTTTTGCCGCTCCTCCGTGGTCTTTCCATCAAGCCTATCGGACGCAATAATGTCCTGAAGTTCTTGGGTAGTTTGCTTCTTTCTAAGTTCAAAGATCTCCTTTTCCTTACCACCTTGAGCGGATAGCAATTTTATTTGAGTTTCAATACTTTCGTTTCTCGCTGCGGTTCCTTTGGTCAAAGAGTCCAGCTCTCGATTTGCCTTGCTGGTGATTCCAAAGAAGTCGGTGACTTTCTGAACCAAGTTACCAACTGTATCGGCAAAACCTTTTAGTCCGGGAAGGGTATTTAAAATAGCATCTTTAATCGCTCCAAAGTTTTGCACCAAGGCTACCAACCCCAGCACCAAGGCTGGGATACCCAAAGAGATTAAAGCCCCTCTGAGGACCTTCATTGAAATTGCTGCTGCTTTACTTGCTAGGGAACTCGCATTTGTTGCTACCGCTTGGCTTTGAGTTGCCGTGGTGTTTGCAACAGTTGCCGCAGTATCCGATGCCGTAGCAGCTACCTTTTGCGAGGTGGTGCCGATAAGACCTTTGAAGGAGGACTTGAGTTGATCCGTTACCTTACCGAGATCCGCCAACTGCGAAAGCCCTTGTGAAAGGGCCATAGCTGATTGAACTTTTAGCAAAGCTTTTTGGACATCTTCGCTTTCGTTTCCAAATAGGGCCATTGCCCCTTGAACTGCACCTACCGCCCCAGCTGCCACACTCGCTGCACTGGTTAACGCTTGGAATCTTTTGCCCGGATCGAATAAGGCTGCTTGCTCGTTGGCATCTTCAATACTATCACGAATACCCGCTACCTTCTTTGCGGCATTTACGGCCTCATCGCTAAGGTCTCCAAACTTTTGTCTTGCCGCTTGAAGTTCGAGCGTTGCTTCTTTAAGCTGCTTTTTTAACGGCTTAACATCCGCATCTAAAACAATAGTATTTTCTGCCATTTGTGTAAGTTTTAAAATTTAGGGGAATCGTTTTGATTCCCCATTTACTATTCTTCTTCCTTCGGGTTCTGCTCCTGCACTTGCTGTGCTAGGAATTGGATGAAGGACATCCCGTACTTGGTAGGCAGTTCCTGTGCCCATGCTTCAAGCATTTTGATTTGGTCTTCTGTTAGTGTGATTTTCATTGCATTTGGTTTTTAAGTGAATCTATTTCTGTTTTAAGTTCTTTGATTTGCTCCTGCTGTTCTTGCATTGCCTTGATAAGCATAGGCACGAATACTGAGTATTTTACAGACTTTGTAGTAGTGCCTTTGCTTACTCTTTCCTTGGTAGTTACTACTTCCCCTTCTTCATTTAGAATCTCGTTTCCTTCTTCATCTACCTGTGGAACTTCCACCTCTTCATAGTCCTCCGATTCATCAATCATGGCAGGGAATACCTCTTCCAATTCTTGAGCAATTACCCCTATTTGCTTTTTG